CGCCATGACAGAACACAAAACAGCAAGTGACTTAATTAACGCAATTCAAGTGCAAAGCGACATTCAGCAATATAAAAATCATTATTATTATATTGTTGACATTAATAGCAACAAAACAAAAGAGTTTATTCAAAATTGCGAAAACAAGGAAGAATTAATAAAAATTTCCGATTTTTACAAAAACTATAAAGAAATGGCATTAACAGAAATGAACACATTAAAATTTAAACTTTACACACGTTTTTTTAATAAAATTTTTTACAAAAAAGCTCAAAAAGACTTTGCGGTATCTCGCGTTTGGGAATACCAAGCAAAGAAAAAAGCGATGCAATTAAAATAGCAATTATCAAAGGAGAAACCGCCATGAAATACGTTTATTACGGCCTGACCGCAAGTGTTTGGATAGTCATTTGCGCCGCGTTACTCAATGCGGGCATTATCCGCCATTTTGACCCAGAGCGCGATTGCGACGCATCCAAACCAATGACCACCGTTTGCAAAGGACACTAGCACCATGACCACCAACACCGACCTCGCCCGCCGCGCATATCAGGCGCTTTACCAAGCCGCCCGGCAATCCCGATACCGCCAAACCCGTGACGCCACGCCGCAGCCGACACCTGACGAAATCATAGCCGCCCGGCAATCTGTCGGCCTCACGCAGGGCGATGCTGCGGCCATCGTGTACACCACCGACCGCCACTGGTCGAACTGGGAGCGGGGGGTCTCCAAAATGCCAAGAGCATCATGGCGGCTTTTTCGCCTTCTGACGGGCTTGGAGACGCTTCCGGCTACCCATCATTACAAAAACACCTAGACCCCATCAGAAACGCTTTAAAACGCGATTAAGAGGCATTCCAATGAACGACAACCACCCCCGTAACACGGATTACATCCGAAACTGCATCCTCAACTCCCTAGAGGGCATGGCCAATTTGCTTTACAATTTGCCTGACGACCTCGACCACCTCGACAAACTAGACCTGCTCCAGATCCAGCAGGCAGCCGAGCGGCTAGAATCACGACTGAGCCAAACGCTGTCCCACCTGTCCCGACTGACAGGGAGGCGGTACAAGTAGCAACCCATTCTCCCCATCACACCCCGGCCATCGTGCCGGGGTTTTTTATTTCATTTTTTCCCACCGGCTTTTTCAGGGTGTCATATCCCAAATTATTCACCCTACCCTGAACCCCGCGTCGAGTACCCTGCGTACCCTCCCTCCCTAAAGGGAGGGGAGGGGGTACTTAGGGTACGTATCTCGCTTCGCCAAATTTGTACCCTAAGTACCCTAAACGTACCCTAGGGTACTTAGGGTGCTTGTCGTTTTAACCTCATTGCGTTGGCATAAAATTCATTATTTACCACCCAACCATGATTTTTAGGGGTGATGATTTCGCCCAGAATGAGTGAGCCTATCAGCCTATCTGTGTAGCTAGCATTTAGATCGTTTTTTACCGTCCGTTCAGCCCTGCCATCCGTCAGTAGCTTATCTCGGAGGGCCGCCCGACTCACATAAGGCGCATTGTCCACCATCTCGGCACCGCTGGCCCACCATGCGTTTTCAAATACTTTAAAATTTTGCATGAGGTGTGAATCTGTTTTAGGCTGTTCATCCTCTTTACTTGCCGGGATCGTGACTGCGCTGGTGACGGGTTCGCCGTCCTCATCCACCCATCCGGGGATCTCTACGACCTGAAGCGTGGCATACAGTGAGGGAGCGCATTCCGCGTCTTTATTTTTGCGTTGTGCAATCTCTATTTGCTCGCCTGGCACAATACTTATTTCCTGATCCAGTGCCCCTTTCCATGCGCTGGAACCCCGCGCCCGGTTCTGTGCGCCCTCGCTGACCCCGGTGTGATGGACTAGGATGACTGCCGCCCCAAACTCACGCATGAGGCCGCCGCAGGCATCTAGCATTGTTTTCGCGTCCTGTGCGCTGTTCTCGTCTCCAGCCAAAAAGCGGTGCAGAGTATCCACCACAATGAGCTGCGGCGGCTGTGGCAATGCCCTCAGATGCTCGACCACCTGCATATAACCCTGAGGCGTATTCAAATCGCAGCCTGATCGGGACAGCCACATATTGAGCCGCCCGGCTGGGTTGTTATGGTTTTTCCACGCCGCCACCCGTGACCGCAAGCCGTGATGCCCCTCGCCCGCCAGATAGACCACACTGGTTGGCTTGACTTTGCACCCCTGCCAGTCCGTCACACCTGCCGCCATGCGCAGGCACCAGTCCAGCACGACAAACGTTTTACCTCCCCCTGACGGCCCGTGAACCATAATCAGCGCTTGCTCCTGTAGCCATCCCTTGACCAGCCAGCGGATTGGCGCGGGCTGTGCGCAAAAGTCGTCGGCAGGGACAAGCCAGTTTTCTGCAAACGGGGCAGGTGTCAAAAGCGCCATAAGATCCTGCCCACCCGTCACATAGTCGTTAGCGTCCCCCGGAACCGGGATCACGATGACCCTTGCTCCATGCTTGGCGCTGGCTTGATCGGCGTATTTTTGCCCTACGCCAGAAGCGTCATTGTCCGCCACAATCACAATGTCCTGCTGCAATCCGTGGCGCTCACGCAGCGCCCCGGTAACCGGAACCAGATTGCTGGCGCTGTATGATGCAACGCATGGCCGCCCGGTTGTTTCGTGGATCGTGGCGGCTGTCGCAAAGCCCTCGGCAACATACAACGGGCCGGGGGTGTCCATTGTCCCTAGCATCCAATAGCGGCCCTGTGTGGCCCCGCCGGGGTGGTAGAGTTTGCCGCCCTCGGCATCGATGTATTGGAGAGATGACAGGTTCCCGGCATCATCAAATAGCGGAACCATCAAGCGCCCGTCACCTGTTACCCTTGCGCCGTGAGGCTGCACCCGTTTGCGGGCTAGGTATGGATGCTCAGGACTGGCAACCGCGCCACTTTCCCAAATGACCTCAACCGCGCTTGCGGCTGTTGCCTGTTTCCGCTGGCGTTCAGCATCTCGCATGGCCCGCGCCTGTTCCACCCGCGCCAGATGTTCAAGCTCCTGCTGCGGTGTCCATTTCTGGTGCCCTCCATCGGCCCGGTGTGTCATCTCGACGCCCGTGCGCCAGTCGCCAAATGTGACTGTGGGGATGCCGTCGGCATACGCAACATACCACCCGGTTTTCTGATGATCGTTTTTGCGCCCGGAACCATTCCTGAATCGGTGCAATTGGCCGTCCATGATAATGTCAGGCGGTGGCATAATACCGGCATCCAGCATCGCCTCGGCGAATTGCTCATGCACTGGCGTTATTGGAAGTGCGGCAGTCCGGATCTTGCCGCCGAAAATATGGGTGATATCAGCCATTGCCGCCTCCAAGGTATGCATCCAGCGCCAGCAGTGTGCGCAGGGCGGGAATATAGTCAGGTTCCGACAGGATGCGGCGGATTGTGGCGGGGTGGAGGCCCGTTTTTTGAGCCACAACCGGGACGCGGCGGTCTGCCAGCTCCCGGCGGATTTGTTCAAGTGTGCGCATTTTTTTTCTCAAAAAAGTGAATTTTGCTGTTTACAAAACTACACTCCTTTGGTATTCCTGTAAATACAAAACGGCAACCGGAATCACCCGACCGCCGAGAAACGGAAACAAAATGGCTATCAAACTGAAACAGACGAAAGACCTGCACCTTTCAGGCGTCAAGATTTGCGTCTACGGGCAGGCAGGGGCGGGGAAAACGTCCCTTATCCCGACGCTTCCAAATCCTGTTGTTTTATCCGCTGAGGGCGGTTTGCTTTCCATCCGCGAGGCAAACATCCCTTATATCGAGATTACCTGCATGGATGATCTGCGGGAGGCGTATAAGTGGCTCATGACTTCGGATGAGGCAAAGGGTTTTGAATCCGTTGCACTGGATTCTATCAGCGAGGTTGCTGAGGTCGTCCTGACGGCAGAGAAGAAAAACAACAAGGACGGTCGCGCCGCGTACGGTGAGATGTCGTCTATCATGACTGACTTGATTCGTTCTTTCCGGGATCTTCCGGGCCGTCATGTGCTTATGACTGCCAAGCTGGAAAAGTCACAGGATGAAATGGGGAGAATGCTTTACAATCCTTCCATGCCGGGCAAGAGCCTGACGCAAGGACTGCCGTATTTTTTTGATGAGATGTTTGCCCTTCGCGTTGAACGGGATGCAGAAGGTGTGGCGCAACGTGCCCTTCTGTGTCATCCAGACGGCCTGTGGTACGCCAAAGACAGAAGCGGTGTTCTCGGCACATGGGAATCGCCTGACCTTGGTGCAATCATCAAAAAAATCGGGGGCACAAATGTCTGATTTGTACGCCGCATGGATTGCCGCCAAGGAAGCGGAACGCCAAGCAACTGAAAATCGCCGGGCGATTGAAGATGAAATCTTACTTCAAACAGCGCTTCCATCAGCTTTTGAAGGCACAAAAACCGTCAATGCCGATGAATACAAGATTAAGGTCGTGGGCCGTTTTAATCGCAAGGTTGACTCGGAAAAGCTGCAAGATATTGCAGCAGAACACGGCCTGACAAATTACCTGCCGCACCTGTTCCGCTGGTCGGCAGACATCAACAAAGCGGCGTGGGATGCGGCAGATACCAAGATCACCACACCGCTTTTAGGGGCGATTACAACGACACCAAGCCGCCCTTCTTTCACCATCACCAAAGAAAAGGACTAAAGTCATGGCAAAGCTGCACATGAATTTTAACGTGAATGAACTGCCCGTTTCGGAGAGCAATTTTGAGCCGCTCCCCGCTGGGTGGTACACCGCCAGCATCAGCCAAGCTGACGTTGCGCCAACGAAAAGCGGCGGGCAGATGATTAAACTGCGCTGGGATATCCTTGGCCCGACGCATCAAGGCCGGGTTGTGTTTGGGAACATCAACATTCAGAACGCCAACCCGGAAGCGCAGCGAATTGGACTTGAGCAACTGAATCAGCTTCTGACAGCCGCCGGGATTGTGGATCTGGATGACACGGATCAGCTTATCAGCGTCACGGTGCAGGTCAAGCTGTCGGTGAAAGAATCCGAATATCAGGGCGAAAAGCAGGTGCGGAATGAGATCAAGGGATACAAGTCGCTTGAATCAACATCAGCCCCGCTTCCCGTCGCCAAGGCCAAAGCGCCAGCCGCTGCATCGGCAGGGTCAACACCGCCTTGGGTGAAAAAGTAACTTGCAACGCCCGCCGGGAGCGCATCCCGGCAACACACAACACATGGAGAATCAAAATGAATACAATGCAATACAGCGATTCATTGATAAAAGCGCACATGTCTAAAAATATTTTTGAATTACAGGAACGTGTTAAAAAACTGGAAGAAAAATTAAACAAACTAGAACAAAATACAACAAAGGAAGAAACGAAAATGATT